TCATACTTTTTAGTTGACTCGGATAGGTATTGAGTAAATGTTTTCATAGTATTATTTATTCATATTCTTAAGTTTTTCCAGGATACTATTACGGTCTGTAACAATATAGCCTTCGCCTTCTATAGTGTCACCGTTCTTGTCACCGTTCTTTTTATCAATGGCTAGTTTCTTGATCTGAAGATCAATCATCTTCAATTTCTTGTCAATTTTAGCACTTTTAGCAGTAATTGCCGCATTAAGCATATTAGCAGCAACTTCAAACATTTTTGCACCATGACGTGCTTCTACATTCATACCCAAGTCCATTAAATCATCATATGATTGTTCTGCCTTGGCAGCAAGGGCATCAAACTCACTATCACTAATATCCCCTAGCCCTTTTACTTGTGGTAATGCTGCGGCAATTTTATCAAATTCTTCTAATTTATCTTGTAAATTAATAGTAGTTACAGGTTCGGCATCTACACTAGTTGGAACTATTATAGGTTCTTCAACTGAATCAATGTTAAGCAGGTCTTCAAGTTTTTTAGTCATAACATTACTTATTTCGTTTTTTTAGTGTTGGAAAAAATATCGTGCTCGTTAATTACCCTAAACTTTAATCCTTGCTGTTGTGCCCATTTATTAGCAGCAGCCCACTTGGCCATATTCTTAACGTATTGTGCTTGATTGTAGGCGTTTTTACCAACTTTTTCTATTAGCATTTGATTAGCAGGTTTAATTTCTATAAGTTCTGCATGTTTTTTCATATTCTTATCAATATAAGAAATTAAAAAATCAGGAACATAAACAGTGGGCTTTCCTGTTAGCGGATCTCTGTATGGTATCTTTACAGGTTCGCTAGCCCATTGTTGTACACTAGGATTATTATCACAAAACATGCAGAATGTTGTTTCCCAACTGCTTCTGCAATAGGGGGGTTTTGTCCCAATATATTTTTCAAGATTTTTTACCTGATAGACACTTTGAGCAAATTTTAAACTCATAGCATTAGTGCTGATTAACTATTATTTTCACTGACGCAGCCGGAAATGTGCCTGTGCGTACATACAACTCATATGAATTACCAGTCGTTATTGTTAAAGGATACGGAAGAATGGCAGCACCGTTGGCATCAACAGTAAACACTCCAGTTAGCGGGTCATTATTTATGTCACCGGGTAAGAAAGTATATGCTGCTCCTTGTATGCCCCAAGCATTATTTACTCCCATTTGAATATCTATCTGATTAGGAGTATTTTCATAAAATATTGCCTCATAAAGTTTAGTAGGGGATCCTATGGTGCCAGAGTATCCAGTAGATCCTTCCACTCTTACTCTATATGTTCTATTAGGAGAAGAACCTTCTATACCATAATATATACGTTGAGTTGAGTGATCTGCTGCAGATATTAATATTTTTGGGTATATTGGATTACTGCTACTAATAGACTGAAACGCGGTTGATCCACTACCAAATGTTATATAACCATTTGTTCCTACGTATACTGAAGAATAACTAGTACCATCAAATGTGATACTAAAAGGCAAACTTAATGTCCAATATCCATCATCAACGCTTCCGCTACTCGGAGTAGTTGATGCAGTTAGTGATGCTGCACCTAGCAAACTATTTGTAATTGAAGTTCTTGTTCCTATACCAGAACCTGTGGTAGTAATTCTATTACCAGTGTTTGGAGATGTTTTAAAGCCTGTAATTGATCCAGTCATAAAACTACTAGCAGTAGCAACTCCTGAAACTGCGTTGGTTTCTACTAAAGTTGAGCTTATTAACATTCTAGCTGAAATAATATAAGAAACAAGGGTACCATTAGGTAAATTTGTTGTTGCTAAACTAATTGTAGCGGACTCGCCAGTAGTTAAGTTCATTTTATCTGAAGTTAACGATAAGGTTGCTTTATTATTGTATGCAAAAAGAGTCGAAGTTCTTGGCCATACTTGTCCGCTAGTTCTTCTATAACTAGAATTTGCTATAGGATAGGGAGTAGGATATAATCCTCCAACTTCTGCTTCCTTTACTCGTGTTCCTTGTTGAAATATCATATTTTGATTACTAGAAGTTGACCAAGATAGAAATCCCGCATCGGTGCCATCTCCGGCGCCGCCAGTAGTGCTACCTAAAGTAGGTAACGATACAGATGCTATCCATTTACGAATTTCAGGTTGACGCATCCTTGGATATTTTTCTAATACACATGCTAGTACTCCACAAACATGCGGACATGACATACTAGTGCCTGCATCTCTGCCAAATTTATTATAGGTATCTGTAATTCCTAATGTTGCTGCTCGTGGATCATTAACGACTCCTGATGCATAAGAAGTAGTATCAATTACACTTAATGTACATTCTCCTGGAGCAAATACATCGACTCGTGGTCCATAGTTTGAAAATTCTGATTTATAATCAGTTGACAGTAACCCTGTATAGCCTCCTCCAAGACCAAATACATAGTTAATGGTAAGACTACTTGTTGGTCCTGTTTTTACTGCTCCGGCGGCACCAACACATATAGGAGAATAATCTAAACTGTAGTTGGAGCTAGCTGCTTCATCCGCAGAACCCGGACTAGATCCTCTATGATAATAGACAACATTACCGTCGTATACTGCATAATTATTATAATCATCATTTGGATTAGAACTAGGTTTGGCTATATGAAAAAAACTGTTTCCAGCTGAACATACATTAATAACTCCTGCCTTAGCAGCATCAATAAAATTAGCATCTGTTCCTGAATCTCTCGCAGGAAATCCATTACCAAATAGTCGAGGTATTCCATAACTTTGAATATCTGCATCATTCCATACATAGGTACCTAGACTACCACTAACGGGATAATAATCAACTCCTCTATAATGAATTCTTGATGTAAATGATTTTAAATCACTATAAGTAATACTGCTTGAATATCCCCAACTGTTGTTTGTTATTGTGGGATTTTTAAATCCTGTTAAAGGATTAACAGGTTTACGTTGATGAAAATTTGTAACTGGTACAATTCCATCGTTATATGTAAGATTATATATATTAGAATCACGAGCATGACCCTGAGTATTACCTGCTACTGTTCCAGATGTATGTGCTTGGTGACCGTTTTCATGAGTTTCATAACTATAATTTTGAAAAGTGTAATTCCTCCAATTATATTGTACCATTCTAGGATATCCAGTACCATCTGGATTTTGTGCGTATTCTAGTGTTACAGGATATGGTAGTCCCCCGTCCACTATAACTACATCTACATTTTTCCCCGAAGCATCTGATAAAACAGTAGTGGTGTTCAGAGTATATAATCCACCACCCCAATTATTAGGATTAACTTTTGCTCTTGTTCTAAATAATCCCCAATCTTTATCAGTACCGGTAAGGGCAAATGCCTTACTAAAAGTTGAAGTAGTTGCCCAATTATGCCGTGTTATTGATATCTTCCTATCAGTAGGATTTAATTCAACAGCAGAAACTCTCGGATCATGGGATAATGCTACGGCTTCTTCATATGTTAAAAGATAATCGGTATTTCTTTCTAATGGTCTCCGATCTAAACATTCAACCACTCTGTTAGGTATATGTAATGGTCCACCTAAAGTTTCCATATCCAAATATAAACTTTCGTTGTCTTCCCAATTTTTAAGAGTTACAACAAATCTTCGGTTGCCTTCAAATAACGGATTACCTAGGTTTGCTAAAGGTAATCCATTTGGACCTAATGGTAGATGCATAAAATTAAGCCTCTAATTGAATTAACTTTAGTGTTACTGTTATTGCCGCAGAATTATCACCGTTATTATAAATTTTAATCGGAATAGAAGCCGAGGGTACATTTTCACTACTATATCCTATTAGAGCAGGACTAAAGTATTGGGTTGTTCCACTTGTGTTAATTACTTCAGCAATAACTCCGCTACCTGGATTAGGGTCTGCTGTTATAATCCTTGCAGAATCTGCTGTTCGAGCGGCAACACTTGAATACACTGTTACCCATGCTGCTACACTTGTTTGAATAGATAGTAAACCGTATCCTTTAAACCCTGTTATTTCATAATTTCCACTTGTACCAGTATTTAAACTTGCACTAGTAACTGATGCAGAACTACGAGACGGAGTACTACCACCTGCTGCACTAATAGTACCATCGCCAGTGATTGATATACCAGTACCAATTTTAACTCCTCCCAGTACTGAGCCAGTTGCGGTATTTAATGTGTATATCTCGCCACCAGTACCATTAACCCACTTTGCTCCATTATATTTTAAAACTTGTCCTGATGTAGGAGTAGTAAATGTAACATCTGATAGATTAGATAATGCACCAGCACCACCACCTAATCCATCATTTGTTAATTTATTTTTTAAATCTTGATAAGAATATCTACGTGTAAGACCGGTATTAATTACAACAAAAGTTGTAGAAGATGTTATATTTGATACCGTTGCTAATGTTGTAATATTTGGCATTATTGTTTATTCCATTTTATTTATTCTTTATTTATTCTGTTATTAATAAATCATTATTTTCATCAGTTAATACCATATTATTTTCATCAAGTAAGGCTTCTGGGCCAAATTCTTCTGTTGTTAAAATATCGCCGAGTTCGTCTGTTATATCTTCTCCATTTTCATCAGTTAATATAATTGTACTACGTACAGGAGGTGGCGGTGGAGGATTTGGAATAAATGGTATATAACCGTCTATAATATTTCGTTGTATTTGTAGATTAGGTTTAAATGTTTGAGCATAACCCAATGAACTTGTTTTAAATCTATTATAATTTAATATTTCAGATACAAGCCCTGATAACTCAACATTACTTAATCCCCTTAATGTATCTAATATTTGCATGGGATTGTACCCATCTTGTTTGGCCTGAGTTATAATGGTTATAGCAATAGATTCTGCTGAAACATCTCCAAACCCTCTATTAACAAAATAACTTTTCATGGCGGCTAGTACCAATGAACTAATTTCTATTGAAGATGTTTGATAATTATCAAACGCTTGAACTGTTGAATTATATTCTGCTTGTTCAGCGGGCGGCACATTAGTAAATCGTTGAGCCATTTTTAACCTCTAGGCGGAAATAATATTGCAGCAGGATTTGCTCTGATCTTCCCATCTACTGTTGTATTAAATCCCTTAAATATATTGATACCAACGCCACCGGGTAATGTAAAAACACCCGGTTGATCTTCTTCGCTTGGTGGGCTTGCATATTTTCCCGGACCACTGCCTATTTGTCCCATTACACTGCCAGCAATATTGTATACAGTGGCTTTTTGTCTTGTTAGTCCACTTTGATTTATATAATTTTTAGCAAGTATTGTTCCAAGTTGTTGAAGTAATCCTGCTGTTTGTGGTCTAATTACTCCATAGGCTCTAGAGTTTCCACGCTGGTCGTAGCCAGGATTACCCTGTCTAGGAGGTGTTCCAAATACAGTATCTTTACCTCGTTGATCAAACCCTGGATTACCTTGTCTGGGTGGAGTTTTAAATACCGGTTGACCAGTTTCTGCGTCAAATGACGATTCTCCTCTGGGATCGTATACAGGCGAATCGAGTAACCCTGCAACATTATAGGGACTTGGCTCGGTGTCATAATACTGTGTTGCAAATCCCGGTGGATTTTGAGTAGGTTGAATAATCCCACCATCATATATAACACTTTCGTATGCAAGTGTCATTTTATTTTTTAAAATTTTAGTACCTTCTTGATCAATTGCATCATGATCCCAATTAATAATTTTAGGATTAACTAAAGTATATCTAGTAAATTGATGTTGATGTAAAACATATAAACGTATTTGATTAAAAAACGGAGTCAATTTGCCATTATCATATAATCCATATCTATAATCACTTTCTGAATATTTTGTATCACTAAATGCCCGAGCATTTAAATTGCTATCATTAACATAATTCTTATAATAATTTACCCACATATTATGTGTAATATCACTGTTATCGTCATGGAACTCTATACTAACATTGTTATAGGTAATTTTAGTAGCAACTTGTGTTTTTCTATTATATTGATTTAATGTTTCATTAGCAATTGTAAATTTAGGAAGATCTGCTTTTTTAGCAAGCAATCCTACATCTAACCAATCGTTATTTGCCCACCAATCGTATTCTGGACTTATACCAGAACGATTGATATCTAATTCTACAAAATACAAAAACCCCATTTTAGGGGCTCTAGCATATGTACTGTCGACATACAAACCGCTGGCATGCTGATAGTCCTTCATTATAGGACCATATCCCTTACCAGTTAAAAAGTTGTTAAATGCATTTCCGTCGCTCATAATAATATTTAGCCAAAGAAAAACCTGGCTATTAAACCAGGGTTTTCTAATTTAGTTAATGTGATTAACCTGTTGTTAATCCCTGTGCTGTCGGTGGTCTTACAACACGACCAATATCTAAGCCAATGCCGCTGGCTGTTCCACCAGGTGCTTCTAATTGGATTGCGTTATCAATAGAGATTGTCATCTCAATTTCTAATGGATCGTTCTTAGCATAATCGCCACCTGAGTATGTTACCGCTTTAACAAAACACCCTAGATATTCAAAACTTTCTAGTGTTACAGGCTCGTAAGCGCCGTTACCACCGTCAAGTATTTCTACACGCATTCTGAATTTGTAATCAATACCTGATGCCGCACCTGCTTGCTCAAAGAAGTCAAACTGTTTCTGTAACTGTTCGCCGACTTTCTTGCTAACCACTCCACTGGCATCATCACGTATTTTTAGTTTCGGATCGCCCCACTTGTGTTTACCGAGCATTTTAACTCTGCTGTTGTAAACATCTAAAGTCATGTCATCAAATGTAAGTTCAGGACGACTTACAGTCATAACCTGTTTGGTTAATTCTGTAGTTGGTGTGCCTGCTACTCCAAATTGATCTAACGTAACGCGAAAGCGATACGCTAGTTTTGGCATTAACAGTCCCTGAGTAGCTGCTGACTGTGACCCTGCTAATGGTACTGTAAATCTATTTAAACTTGCAATTGGCATATAAATGCTCCTTAATCTATGTTATTTACCTATTATAAACCGGCTTTGATATCACCAGTATTTTTCAGTCTTAGAGGAATATAAATAAACTCAACTGCTTTTACAGGTTCAATAGCGATATCCATATATAATTCGCTGCGATCAATTCTCGAAGGTGTATTGTTAGTTTCGTCGCAAACTACAACAAAATCATACAATGCACGTGATCCCACCAATTCAAGCATTAGACTTTCTGCTGCTGCTTTAATTTCACGACGAGTCTGTGCATCGTTAGGTTCAAATAAGAATGGTCTTGCAAGAATATCTAACTGGCGACGTAGATAGCAAACTAAACGAGCAACATTAATTCTATCTAAACTACTATCATTTTTAGCACGAGTACGTTGACCATATGCTACTAAACCTACACCTGTTAGTGATGCAATAGGATTAATTTTAACTTCGCTCAATACATCTCTTAAACTTTGATATAATGCTGTGGCTTTAAATTCGCCTTCTTCAGTAATATAACCTACTGCTGTAGCATTATCAACTCCGCCACGACGTGTTCCTGCTGGGGCAAACCATTGGAAACTCTTAGCATCACTGTTAATGATGGTACGCAACATCATGTGGCTTGGTGGAACAACAATATAGTTACCTGTATTATCGTTTGTATAACCACTTGGGTAATACATGGCCATAAATTCGTCATATGTAACCGCACCATCATCATTATTATCAAGTGCTTTGTTTGTGTTTAGACCATATGCATTTAATGCTGTGCCGTTTGGCTCTAAACGGAACGGTGTATCACCAACAACAAATGCTGTAATACCACGATCAGTATTAAATCCAACCATGTTTTGAATTGCTTCAGGATAGCCAGGAGTTGCAATTAAGTTAAACACAACGGTATCTGTATCTCTGATTGCAGAGTTTGTATCAATAGTTGATTTAAATGCTGCAACAATCTGTGCTCTCTGAGCATGTCGACCAAATACACCAGAACCGTCTGCCGCTACATTGTGTTGACTTACCCAACGATCTGTTTGGTATGAAGCCATTGATTCACCACTACTGTGTGGGAAACGAGGATTTATTCCACCGTTTGCATACTTGTCAATATATCCAGACATGTACATCTTGACATTAAATCCGCTACGACGGGTGTTAAACAAATGCATACCTGCTGGATAGATAGCAGGATCAGGTGCATCTGGATCTAAGAAGTTACTTGATAATAGTTGTTTAATTGTTCCAGCTGGTGGAATAGTAGCAGTACCGCCAGATGTTCCAGCACGAGCGTCAGCAAATAACCAACCGTCAGGTGTTGATTGGTCTGTAACATCTTGTTTGACCCAACCGTTGGCCACACTGTAAACATATATGTTTTTACCATACATACCCATATCAGAAGTATCAATCCAAATATCTTTATCAACTAGGGCGCCACCGCCACTTTGTAAAGCCGGTTCGGTTGCTGCTACAATAGGACCATTTTCATCTGTAGAGCCGTATTTGGTTCTATAACCAACCCAACCATTTGCTCCATCATGAACCATAATGTCAACTTCATCATGTATAGAACTGTACCATAATTGTCCATCTGCAGGAACATTATATGGTGCATTTATACTTGATTTATATGTTGCAAGTCTCCAGTTAGTTAATAGATATTCATAATCAGTATCTCCACCCGGTGCAGTATATACACCAGCAATAGAGTTGCTAAATCCAGATGATTGAACAGGAGAATCTGCTACATCATTAATTTCAATATCGCCACCTAGTCTATGAGTAAATGTTAATTTAAATGATTCAGGGTCGTAAGTTGCTGAAACATTTGTTAAGCCTGCTGCTGCTAGGGCTGCTGGAATATAAGATGCAATAGTTTTTGTATTATCATTTGGATTCCATGTAACTACTCTTGATGAACTCCAAGCACCACTACCTGCAATAGTTTCCCTAATATTAAATGTATATGTACCTGCTACTGCTTGATCTATAGCAGCAGTACCAGTAATAACAGTAGGACCAGTTTTACTACGTGTCCATATTTTAAAATCTGCCATCGAATCATTACCATTTTCAATATTTGGTTCTACAAATATTGCTCCAGCAGGAATAGACTTGCCTCCAGTTGAGTCATATGCATAAGTTGCAGCCGGCAAAATACTATAAATTGGTGCTGGTATAGTGCTCCAACTTTTTGTTGCACTGCTATAACGTTTTACTTTCCAATTTGCTCCGTCAGTAGGAGTTGTAGTTGTAATCCAAACACTTTTATCTACAGTGAATACAGGATAGTTATAGTGTTCACTTATTTGTAAATTCTTACCACCATCAAATGGGTTTTTAACTTCTATCCATGAAAAACCACTACCCTTGTAGTACAGTTTGATTCCTTTGCTAACTGATAAAACCATGCAATAATCGCCAGGTTGACCAATAGTATTACTAGGGTCGCTGCCAGATAAATTAATAGTACCAATAGCGGCATCATCTAGTACTAAAGGAGTTTTAACTGTAAAAGTTTTTTTAGTATTATCCCATTCTTTAATACCAAACACAGTAGATGCAGTGTCTACCCAAAGTTGTCCATTAGTCGGAGCACCCTTAGGCACGCTTGAACGTGGAAGTAATTGTGTTGTATCAATATTTGCTCTTACAACATATGCACGGCTACTAACTCCTAGTAAACTGTATGCTGCTTGTAAACCATATTCATTTAATTCGTCACCATGCAACGGATTTGAACTAGCATCGGTATAGAAATGTGGAGTACCAAACGTGTCTGTTAGATCACGTTGGCCAGTCATTAACCATACTTTGCCAGCATTAGCCGCTGTGGTTCCTAAAGCGGTTGTGCCGCTTGGATTTGTTTTGTCTTGTGCAGACGCTATAAATATCATAGGTACGGTACCCGGTGCAGACGGGGTATAAAAACTCTCGTCGATAACTGATACGCTTACGCCTGGTGAATTCAATGTTGCCATATATACTATCTCCTAATTGGATTGCTTCATTTATTTAGCAGGTATATGAAAAAATACGGGGTTAAATACAAATGAAAAGGGCGGTGAAAAGGGCGTAAATGAGAAATCTTTGTAAAGAATGTGGTCAAAGACCTGTTGCTATAAACTACTATAAAGAAGGTCGTACATTTTATAGATCAAAATGTGACCATTGTGCTAGTCATCGTAAGGAAGGAATTCCACTATGGGAAAAAGCAGGCTACAAAAAGAAAACCGCATGCGATAAATGTGGTTTTACTTCTAAATATATTGAACAATTTAATGTATTCTACATTGATGGAAATCCAACTAATTGTAGATATACCAATCTTAAAACAGTATGTGCCAACTGTCAACGCATACTACACAAACTTAAACTGACTTGGCGGCAAGGGGATCTTATTCCTGATCGACTATAATAGATTTTTTATTTGTAAAAACAGTGAATCAATTGTAGTATCATTGTAAACCATGTGATCAATGTTGCTGCCTGCCCATGAATATTCACTTGCATGGATATTCATTTTTTCTAATTTTTGTTTACTAAGGGCCCATCTAGAATTTCCATCAGGTCCTCGATTAAAAGCAATAGCGGCGTCAAACCATTTTGGATCGTCTCCTCGTTTAATACGGATAACTTTTCCGCCAGCATTGTGAATTGCTTTAATTTCATTGGGAAATCGAACATCACTAATAACAATATTATCGCCAGTTTTACGCATCTTATTTTCTAAACTGGCAATCCATATATCATCGTGGAATCCATGGCGGCAAACTTCTGTGCCCCAATATTGTAAAACCCAGCGTGGAGTAATAGGTTTACCTAGTCGATTGCTCCACCATTCATCGGGTTGTTCACGCCATTCTCGGGCTTCTGTTGTGCGGCCTTCGAGTAGAGTTCGATCCCATCCAAATACGGCTGAAACAGCATCTTTAAGTGTATTGGCAAAACTATCTCGCCTAAACCCGTGTGTATTAACCAAATAATCAGCGGCAGTATCTTTGCCTGCGCCAATTAACCCTACAAAACCTATGATCATAGCATCCCCAAGTAATACTACAATTTATTACATTTAGACTACAATGTCAATATTTTTATTAGCCGATTACAAATGTCAACGGAGTGCCGCCGTCTTTGTAATTTACTAGGTCAAGTT